CCCGGATGTTGCCCCACGCTGTGGATTGGGCAACTGTGCCTGGACCTGCTTCGAACACGAACGAGTTCTGTTGTACAAGACGAACAAAACTCAATAAACGTGAGCGAACAACAAGGCTCCAAGCTGCTGGTGCTCCAGTGAACAATCGTGTCTTCTTCGCTTCAGCTTTAGCGAGGGTCACTGCTTCATCTTTCAGATGGCCCATGAAGACTGGATGGCAACGCTCCCCTCTCTCATAAGCAGAGCATATCTCATCATACATTTCCCACACTTCCGGAGTGAAATCAACTCCATCGGGATAGTCTTCTGAGACCGCTGCCACAAGGTACTTCTTCTTCGTTGTATTGAAGGGGGCACCCATCGATGTGTTCACGTTGATCCGATCAATAAATTTCACACCTGGCAATCCATTCACCGCGGCACGTTTGGAAAGGAACAAAACCTCTTTCTTCCATTCATCACCATGGGCATTGGACAACTCAGCCACGATGCTCGTTGTGAAAGCATCCACACAGGATCTGAGAATATTGGGATCAATGTCGTGGTTGGGACGAACCATCTCCACAACATTGTTCCGCCAAGGAGCGAAGCCATTCATCTCGGGAGCACAGTGCTGCACTGTGGTTTGCAAGTGTTCCAACATTTCACTCTGCAATGGTGTTGCACACACTCGACTCTTCGGTTTTGGTCTGAAACCCGGCATAGACCCGTACACATTCAAAGTGCCTTCTGCGATGTATCGCATTAGGCTTCGATGGTGCGGTTCCGTCAACCGGATCGAACCCTGAAGATCAAGTTTTGGTGGATGTCCACAGGTCACCACGAGTTCTTCCTCCAGAACGCGATCAATTTCGCTCTTCGGGATATACGTGAAGCCTGCTGTGTGTTGATACCCAAGTGTGTGTACACCCACAATCACTGGTCCTTTCGGAGTGATTGCAACTGCAAGTGAACCACAGTCCCCAATACTCGTTTCCGTGTCGCTCTTGCCAAGATACAACGCCAAATCATGCTGGAGCGCTTCCACTGGGAAAGCATCATCATACGTGACAGCGTGCACGCAACTATAGGAGACGCAACCATCGCGGTCGCGCCGCACAGATACAATCTTGGACACTGGAATCGCCGTAGTGGCCCACAAACCAGTGATGTCCTTGCGTGGTGGGACATCGCGCACATTTACGAGCACAATATCTCTACCAGGGAGCACG